TCAGAACCCGGTGACTTTGTCGATCGCCTGCTGGAAGACGCTGCTCAGCGCGGGGCCGGCGAGCGCCCAGATGATGACGACGAGGCCCGCCGTCATGAGCGTGACTAGTGCGTGTTGTCACCTTCGTGCGGCACGATCCGGAACGTCGCCTTCGGCCTGCCCGGAGTGACCTCCACATACTGGAATAGCGCCCGCAGCATCTCGCGGCGCTCAGGGATCGGGATATCCGCCCAACGCTCAATCACGCCGGGAAGGATCGTTATCTCACGCCTGCCCGCCCTCGCCTCGACCTGCAGCAGTTCTGCGCGCAACGCCTCCTGGCGTTCGAGCAATGGCGCGAGCTGGCGCTGATACGACTCCTTCGGCATGTCCAGCTCGACCGCGCGCGCCCCGAGTGCGTCCACCTTGGCAATCGTCGCCGCGAGCTGCCTCCGCAAGGTGGCCGTCGGGTCCTTCACCGACCGCACCTTCGGCCCGTTCGCCAATGCCTCCGCGACCGCCGCACGCGCATCCGCTTCATACTCCGCCACGGCTTCGAACACGAAGGCCTCCAGAAGGGACGCCGTCACATAACCGCCAGCATGGGTTCGTTTCTCGTGCCCAGCCTTGCATCGATACTTGGCGACATGCTGCGCCCCGAACTGACCAGCGTTCATTCGGGAGCCGCACACGCATCGCACCAGACCTGACAGCAGGTACTCGGATCGTTCCACTCGGCGATAGACCCGGCGCTTCTCGCGGGCGGCACGGTACGCCGTCCACTCTTCGTCACTGATCAGTGCTTCGTGCGCTCCGGGCAGCAGCTCCCCCCCGCTAGAGATGAAGCCCGCCGCGAAGCCGGAGTCCATCACCCGGCGTAAGGTTCGATCGCTCCAGAGTCCGTCGCCGACTGGGCCATACCCGCTCACAGGCCGGGAGACGCCCGAGTTGAGTTCCTTCACCAGCGCGTACATTGATTGGCCCGCAATGTACGAACGGAACGCTGACGCGAGGATCGGGCCGGTCACCGGGTCAGGAGTGAAGCCCTCCTCGCGTGAGTAGACATAACCGAACCGCGGCTTGCCGTTCGCCGGCAAGCCGTTGCGGATCCGTCGCGCATGTGACTCCTTCCACACGTCACCGATGCGCTCAGATTCGAACGCAGCGAATTCCGTCAGCATTCCTCGCGCGAGCCGCCCTGTGGACGTGGTCGTGTCGAGTGGTTCCGTGGCGGACTCGATGAGCCCGCCCGCGGTGGCGACCCGGTCTGCGGCTACCGCCCAGTCCAAGCGGGACCGGGAGAGCCGCGACCACTTCCACAGCACAATCACATCGGCTGAGCCGTCCTCGATCGCGGACATGACCCGCTGCACTGCGGGTCGGTTCCATGTCCGTCCAGAGATCCCCGGGTCGGCCTCCACCGCGACGACGTCGTACCCGCGGCGCTCGGCGTAAGCGCGGCCCTCATGCTCCTGCAGCTCCAGGCTGATGGACTCTTCGCGATATGTCGATTGTCGTAGGTAGAGGATCGCTCGGGGCCGTGCCGCGGGCCTGGTAACGGCTTTCACTACCCCGCCAATTCATGACGGTGAACGTTGAGATACATCTGCATCAGCCGGCCAGAGACCCCAAGCTCGGCCGCGAGTCTGGGCACATCGGGGGTCCAACGGATGGCCTCGGCGACGTCGGCGAACTCGAGGAGGTTTTCGGCGGCGAGACGATCAGCCTGCACCTCGTGCTTCGGACGATCATCCGCATGCCCGAGCACGGAGTGTGCAAGCTCATGGGCGAGCGTTGACCGATCGTGCACAGCTCTCATCCCTTCCTTCAGGACGATGGTGTTGTGGTCGGGCAGCCATAGTCCGTTCGCTGTCCTGATGCGGCGGTAGATGACAGAGATCCCCAACTCTGTCGCGTGCTCGAATGGGTCATAACCCATCAGTCCCCCTGTAGTTATAGGTCTTCGTCGCTGTCCGCTTCGGGTTCAACCAGCGCTGCCTTGCGCTCGGCATTCTCGATCTCTTCAACCGTGAGTGATTCTCCGCGCGGGCGGAGGGTTGTGACGATAGCCCCGCCCTCCGACACCGAGAGCCGCCGACCGAGTTCGCCGAGGATCTCTTCGTTCGAGGCTTCGGTGAGCGCAGCGCTGACTCCGACCGTGACCGTGGTGATGTCGGCTTCCTCCGCGGTGATGAGCCCGGCGGCTGTAAGAGCTTCGACGACAGGGCGTCCATAGGCGCGCGCGAACTTCACTACGAAGGTCGGGTCAGCGTTCATCCCCTGCTTCCAGCGCGTGATGGCGGACTTATCGAACCCGGCCCTATCTGCGACTGCTTTAGCCGTGTTTCCGCGGGCTGTGATCTCCCCCGCGACGCTCTGCACATAGGTCCACCAGGTCGTTTCTGTCATGCCCTCAGGTTAGTTGCGTGAACGCAACCAGCGCAAGTGTAGTTCCACCCCACTTCGGGGTTGCAGATGCGCTCCACTCGTGCGATAGTGATTGCGCAACCACAATTTACGATTGCAGGACCACATACCAACGGAGGAAATGTGCTTACCCTAAGCATCAACGAGGAGGGCCTCAATCGTCTCCGCGAGGACTATCGCCTCCCTCTCGACAAAGACCTCGCCACTCGAATCGGCGTCAACAAGAGCACCCTCTCTCGGGTCCTCGAAGGCAAGTCTCGCCCGGGAGATCGCTTCATCGCATCGATCCTGACGGCCTTCCCCGTCAAGTTCGAGGACATCTTCGACGTGGTCGAAGTCGTCGCCATTCCCACCCCCATCACGCGCTCTCTCGACAAGGCCGCCTGATGGACCGCCCGTCACCCGAAGCATGGCGGCGTTTCGGCGAGATCGCGCTCATCTCTCTGACGCGCCTCGCCGAGCGCGACGCCGAACAGGCACTTTCCGAAGCTGCCTGACCCCGTGGATCGAAGTTCGCCCGAAGCCCTTCGATCTGATCCCCGCAACACCCATCCCCAGCACACAAGTAAGGGCATCGACATGACAACGACGTACTTCAAAGCAGTCAGACCCGACGGGTTCGACTTCCACACCCGCACCATCGACTACGGCGCTGCTCTCCTGTCCGAGAGCAGAACGATCACCCATCCAGCCCCCAAGGGTGGTGCACGGGACGCCTCGTTCTATTTCTCCGTCGCTACAGTCGCCACGGACTGCACGGGCTTCACCTGGATGCGCGACGGTGGGGCTCGGCTCCTGGAAGTCGAAGCAACCGGAGAGGCGTGGACCCCGCACAGTGGCGATCTCCCGAACAAGCGCGCCGCGACCGGCCTGCGCATCGTCCGGGAGCTACCCGCTCACCTTCTCTTCGGCGTAGAGGGCGAGCGCATAATCGCCCTGATCGATCAGTTCGACAGTCTCGACCAGCCAGCGAAGATCGCCCTGGCCGACGAAATGAGTCGCTACGACTCCACCTGGTGGCCGACATATCGCGCGGTGGCCTACGACGGTCGGGCGGGTCGGGCTGGGCTCCACGCGGCGCGGGGCGCCCTGCGCTGCCGGCTGGGCGGCTGGGACGTCGACGGCGCGGCTTACGGCGCTGCTCTCGCTTTGCTCCTGCGTCCGCTAATCGGAACGGTCTTCACCCAGGGCGAGTACGACATCCTCTCCCGCCCGTGGCGAATCCTCGTCGGTGAAATTCACCCCGATGACAAGGCGGTGAAGTGATGCGCCAGGCACTCGAACTGATCGGCGACCTCCAGGCGCTGCGCGGGATTCTCCCCGAGTACGAACTCGCCGAGCGTGCCCGGGCGATCCTCGAGCGCGCTGACATGAAACCTCTCGACCTCGCGGAGTTCCTCGCCGAGAAGGGTTTCACCGGCCCGCGCCTGATGCGCTCGGTCGGCACCTTCGGCAAGACCGTGAAGGAGGCGTACATCGCCCACTACGGGTACGAGCCGATCAAGACGCACATCGTCATCAGCGGTGAGATTCGCCCGGTCTGCGCGTACCTCGAGATCGACCGCGACCTGATTGAGGACGCGTTCGTGGAGTGGCTCTCGTGAGCGAGTGGATCGGCGATGCCGCACTGATGGTCAGCGCCCTCGCGGTCGCGTGGCTCCTGATGGTGGTGTTCGCATGAACACCCCAGAGGTCATCACCGAACTGCGCGACGACGAGGTCTTCGTCTTCGGCTCCAACAAAGAGGGCCGTCACATTGCAGGTGCCGCGAGGGTCGCCGCCGATCATTTCGGCGCAGTTTGGGGCATCGGCGAGGGCATGGCCGGGAGCACGTACGCCATCCCCACCATGAGCGGTTTCACCGACATCGAGTTCGCTGTCGCCCGCTTCCTCTTCCACGCCTCCGTGAACGGCTCGAAGCGATTCCTGGTCACGAAGATCGGCACCGGCATCGCCGGATACACCATCGCCGAGATCGCGCCTCTCTTCGTTGACGCGCCCCCGAACGTCATCCTCCCCGTCGAATTCGAGGAGTTCGTCAAGTGACCCGACGCCGCTCCACCTACATCCGCCGCCCGCTCCACACCACCATCCGCCGGGCGCTCGCCCTGCTGATCCTCCGCTGACCTACCGAAGGGCATCTCACATGGTCAAGTACTTCAAGGCGGTCCGTCCCAACGGTCGCGACTTCCACTCCAACACCGTCGACTACGCCGCCGGCCTCGCCGGTGACGCGATCATCCACCCGAAGTCGAAGCGCGGCTCCGACGACGCCGCGCACTACATCTCCGTGTCAGTCGAACCCGGCGATTGCACCGGCTTCTCGTGGCCCGAGGGCGGCGCCCGACTGTTCGAGGTCAAACCGGTCGGCAGAGCGTGGACCCCGCACAAGAACATGCTCCCGAACAAGCGAGCAGCGGTCGCGGTCAAGGTGATCCGCGAACTCCCCGCCTACATGCTGTTCGGCCCGCAGGGTGAGGCGGTGGTCGCCCTGATCGAGACGTTTTCGACGCTGACCCGGAGCCAGCGAGACGCCATGTACCGCGCGCGCTCTGATCAGTGGTGGGACGCCTACGCGGTGGCCTTCGACGGTCGGGCGGTTCGGGCTGGGCTCGGCGCGGCGCGGCGCGCCCTGATCTTCCGGCTGGTCGACTGGAGCGTCGACGACTCGGCTTACGGCGCTGCTCTCGCTGTCCTGTTGCGCCACACGATCGGCGCGGACGGCTTCGAGCAGAAGCACTACGACGCATTGGTCGCCCCGTGGGTGAAGGTCACCGGCCAGAAGGCCCACCCGGAAGACCTCGTCTTCTGATGCGCCAGGCAGCCATCTACATCCTCGTCGCAGCCCTCGCGCTGGCGACCTTCCCGCTGCTCGCGCAGCACGACAGCCCCCACTCTTCGATCTCGACATTGGACCGACCATGACTGAACTCTTCACCGTCGTAGACGACGGCACCGACCGCAATAGGTGGCTCGCTGGCCGCCAGGGTGGCGTCACCGCCACTGACATCTCGAGACTCGCGAGAGGCGGCGCGGGAACGTGGGCCGCAGTCCGCGCCGAGAAGGAGGGACGCGGTCGCGACTTCAAGAACGCGGCCATGCAGCACGGCATCGACCGGGAGCCGATCATCGCGGAGTACGCCCGCGCGTCGTTCGGCCTCGTCCCGTCGAGCGCGCTCCTCGCCGCGATCGACGAGCCCCGCTACCTCGCAACGCCCGACGGGCTGAGCGAGACGGAGACCGGCGAGTACAAGACCACCATCCACGACTGGCCCACCCTGCTCGACGCACCAGCCCGCTACATCGATCAGATGCTATGGCAGATGCGCGTCACCGGTCGCCGCAAGGCGCGTCTGGTGTTCGAACCGCACGACAACGGGGTCCCTCTCTACCCGTTCCCCCGTCACTTCGAGTTCGCCTATGACGAAGCCCGGGTTGCCGAGCTCGAGGCGGTAGCGCAGGAGTTCCTCGCCGGCGGCGAAGCGGACGAGAACGCCGCGGCCCTGGATGTCCTCCTCTCCGCACGAGTGGAGGCGAAGGAGATGGCGGACGCCGCCACCACTCAAGTCTCCTCGATCGACGAGCAGATCCGCGAACTGCTCGGCGGGAAGCCGACGAAGTTCGAGGGCTCCCTCGCGAACCTCACCCTCAGCGCCCCGACCACGCGGGCGGCGTTCGACTCGACCGCGTTCAAGGCAGCTCAGCCCGACATCTACCAGCAGTTCGTGAAGACGTCACAGGTCACCCCCCGCCTCACCATCACCACCAGGAGCAACTGATGTCCGTCGATCTCGATTCCTACAACACCGTCGCCGAGCGCATCGTCGAGTTCCTGGAGAAGTACCCGACCGGGTCTCTGCAGCGGGTGGGCGAGCTCCAGTTCGTCTCCTATGCGGGTGCCGACTGGGTCATCTACACCGCTGCCGCCTACCGAACCCCTGACGATCTCCGCCCTGGGTATGGCACCGCATGGGAGCGCGTCCCCGGAACGACGAACTTCACCAAGGGCAGCGAGATCCAGAACGCCGAGACCTCAGCGTGGGGTAGAGCGATCATCGCTATCGGTGCGGCGGACACCCGCAAGGGCATCGCGTCGTCGGACGAGGTGAAACTCGCCATCGCCCGGCAGGAGGCGTTGCCGCCTCGCGAGTGGGTGAAGGAGGCGGAGAAGAAGAGCACGGCGGACGAGGTGCTCTCGGTGTGGCGTGAAGCGAAGACCAAGGGCGCGGTGGTGGCTGTGCTCGATCAGATCGCCGCCCTCGGTCTCCAGCGCCGGCAGATGGAAGAGGCCGCCACCGCGAACCCGGCCACCGGTGAGGTCATCGATCCTGCTGCACCGACCGACCCGAACTGGAACGTCACCGCGATCGGCACGCCGGCACCGGAGGGTGGTGACGCAGCGTGACTCACAACGTGACGATGGCCATCCATCGGGAGAGCATCGAAGCGATCTGCTCGTGCGGTGCGGGGACTGAGTCGCAGGGCCTGGACGAGTCCTCCCGCCTGTCAGTCAACGCCTGGATGAAGACCCATCAGGTCCAGGCGGTGGCGGCATGACCGACACCCTCTCCCCCGAGATCGTGGAACGCCTCCGCGACATCGGCCTGGACACCCCCGATC